TTGTTTGAGTTGAGAAGTAATTTTTACCGGGAGGAAATTTTAATGGAAACCGTTTTTGATGCACTGAAAGCAATGGGGAAAGCCACGTCGGTAGAACTGGCTGCGCGACTTGATATCAGTCGTGAAGAAGTGCTGAACGAGCTGTGGGAACTGAAAAAGGCTGGTTTCGTTGATAAAAGCGTATACACCTGGCGTGTGGCTGATAACAACGTTCAGCAGGAACAGCCAGAGCAGGCAGAACCGCCGGAAGAAACCACCACGGCAACAGTCGCGAAAATTTCGGAGTGCGATTTAACTGCGACGATTGAACAACGTGGACCACAAACGGCGGATGAGTTGGCTACATTGTTCGGTACCACATCACGCAAAGTGGCTTCAACGCTGGCAATGGCAATCAGCAAAGGACGCTTGGTTCGCGCAAACCAGAACGGTAAATTTCGTTACTGCATACCGGGCGATAATTTACCAGCAGAGCCGAAAGCCGCATTGGTAGCGGAAATTGATGGTAAAGCCTTTCCCCAGCCAGCCGGTGTTGCGTTACCAGTACAGGAAGCGGCAACACAGGAAGATATTAAAACAGAAACTGTGGCGGACCTTGTGCAGTTACTACCATCGTTCACTGAAACGCGAGCGAATGGCCTGATTTTACCATCGCTGCATTTGGCAAACCGCGAACTGCGCCGGGCGAAAAGTCATGTCCAGAAGTGGGAGCGAGTCTGCGCCGCGCTGCGGGAGCTGAACAAGCACCGGGATATTGTCCGACAGATTGTCGATTCCTCCAGTCGTATTGTGTCGGAAAAGTGATTCCAGGGGAGGGCTTATGGCAAAAGTATTTACACAGGAAGAGCGAGAAAAAATTAAAGGGCAGATTGTTGATCTCGTACGCCAGAGCGGGCGAGAGACGTTACGACAACTGGAAGCTAAAACGGGGGCGACAAGATATCTGATAAGCGTTCTTGCCAGAGAGTTGGTTGCGAGTGGTGATGTATACAACTCTGGCTACGGGTTATTCCCTTCTGAGCAGGCACGTAAAGACTGGCAAAACGCACGCAAAAAACTCTCGAGGGCAAAGTCGAAGGAACCGGCTATGGTTGATCCTGACCTTATCTGGTCATTACCAGACGGAGAAATACGCCGCTACGACAGGTGTCAGAACATAATTTGCCGTGAGTGCCGGAAAAGCGAAGCTATGCAGCGTGTACTGGCTTTCTATCAGGGTAATTTTCAGGAGGCGATACTGTGAATGAAATTAGCTATCAGGCTTCAATTACCGCTGGCATTCACATCAAAGGAGAAGAGCATGGAAATAAAACCAGAAGATGAGTTAAGCAATATCGTTTTATTTCCGGTAAAAGAGGATGACCCACGTAATCAGGTTAATTTTCTTTATGAGCCATCGGAAAGAGCATATTGTCATCACGCCTCTGTTCGGGTTGACGAAAAAGAGCGTCAGGTCCGCTGTAAAATCTGCGGTGCAGTTGTGGAGCCGTTTGACTGGATGCTCTCTGTGGCGAAAAGAGAAACCAGACTGGCAGATGATGTAAGGCTATTGCGCCAGGAGGAACAGGAAAGACGGAAAAATATAGAAAAGTTAATTCAGATTGAGCGTAACGCGAAAGCGCGGATACGCAGGGCGACAAAATCCAGAACTGAATAATTAAATTTAGCACTGTAAATAAAATCAAATCCTTAACTGGAGGTATATCTATGTTAAATACACAGAAAACCATTAATGCGGAAAAATATAACGAGTGGGTGAGGAAATTTTCTGAGCAGATTTTTAAAATTACTGGTGACGAGAATGCGGCAAAAAATGAATTAGAGCCGTGGACACCTGAAGGACTCGACCAAAATTATTGCTGGTGGGATGTTGATCCAGTTGATGCTGCAAATGAAACTATGAGTTATCACAATGATTAATGTCAGGAGGCCGCCCGAAAGGGCGGTAAGAAATGACTACATTATTCAGAAAAGAATATCCGAGAAAAAGTAGAGCGACAGAATTTTTGTTTCTCATTATATTTATCGTGTTGATGATACCGATATCCCCGCTATTACTGGTCTGGTTTATCGTGAAAATAATTGAGCCAGTTATTGAATTGTATAACGACGTGGTGTGGGCGTTGTTCAACACACTGCACAATAAAATTAATCCGTATAAGGAAAGCTGATATGGCACTGACGAAAAAACAACGTGCAGAGCTGCGCATGAAGTTCGGCGGTCGCTGTGCTTATTGCGGCTGCGAACTTGGCGAAAAGTGGCATGCAGACCATGTAAAACCGGTCATTCGTTTTGATGGAAATATGCTTCACCAGGAACGTGACGATATATCCAACATGGTTCCGGCATGCCACCCATGCAATCTGCACAAGCATTGCAGTAGTCTGGAAGATTATCGGCGAATTATCAGTGATGGTCGTCGTGAATTCCTTGCGTCCGGGAAAGGCAAAGCGCTGGTTCGTATGGGATTGGTTGAAATGAAATCTGACCCAGTTGTGTTCTGGTTTGAAAAATATCAAGAAGGGGCTACGGCATGACGACTTTTACCAGAGAGCAGTTAATAGCTCACGCAGAGGAGACTATTGAAGCACAGAGACTGTGCATACCGGGCACAATCGACCATGACACCATCCGCACATATAAGATGGATATTGCTGTTCTGGAAATCGCACTGGTATCGCTGGCAGCAGAGCCAGCCGGTAAATTGCATGAATACAAACCAGTGGGATATCAGCGTCTGGTCGATGAGTTAACCATGCTGGTAAAGCAGTTAACCTGGCAACTGAGGAAAACGAAGCCAGACTGCAAATTACCGGATAAGGCGATGAGTTATCTGGAGCGGAACGGACTGATAAGCGTGGAGGATATTTTACGATGACCTGGCCTGAGGCATTCACCACGGTAGGAATTGCGATGGCGGTGGCGCTGGTGGTGTATTCAATTTGCCGCTGGGGTTGACGTAATTACTAGTCCGGGGCTATATTTCCGACGCGCCAGCCAAATCTGGCGTCGGGATTGGCGTCCCGGATAGTAACCGCGACAGATACACGCCGCGAGCGTGTTTTTTTATTGTCGTATGCATGCGCACATCTGAATTATGGTGGGCTGTGTGGGGGCGGAGAGATCCGCGCCGGTTGGTTACCCGGTTACGCCAACCCTGCACAGTTCACCATCCCTGATTGGCGTCAGTCGTGGTGAGTAATTTAGTAACCACCGGAGAGCGTCATCATGACAACTAAAATTTCTGTCGAAACTCTTTCCCCGATCACTTACAACCAGATTCCTGTTATTACCACCGAACTTTTGGCGCAGCTTTACGGCACAGAAGCGATACGCATTCAGCAAAATCACGCCCGAAACGCTGAACGTTTTATTGAAGGTAAGCATTTTTACAAATTAGTTGGTGATGAGCTTAGAGGCATGAAGCACAGACTATCTTTAAGCGAGTCTGTGAAAATCGCCCGCAATGTTCGCTCACTCATACTCTGGACAGAACGCGGAGCCGCCCGCCACGCCAAAATGCTGGAAACCGATCAGGCGTGGGAAGTATTCGAAAAACTCGAAGACAGTTACTTCAACCAGTACGAGAAAGAGCGGGCTATGGGCAAAATAAATATCGATTTTCACCTGGCGATCCGTGACGATAAAACCGCTTTCATCCGAAGTTATGCGCCAGGTCAGCTGGTGACGGTTGAAGAAGCACTGACTTTGCTTAAATCGCGCGGATGGCTGGTAATGCCACGAGATGAACTTGCCGGAAAATTAATGGAGCTTTAACCGGTTGAGTTAACCCCGATATGGGAATTCCCATATCGGGTGAACATTGCCACCGGAGATAAAATAATTTGCGGTGAAAGGGAAGTTAAGTAGAATTGCTGCGGGTGCTTGAGGCTATCTGCCTCAGGCATGAACACCAAAAGGCAGATAGAGAAAAGCCCCAGTTAACATTACGCGTCCTGCAAGACGCTTAACATTAATCTGAGGCCATATCTATGCGACACATAGAGATTAGCCTCTTACGGACCGAAAGGTCAAGGAGAAGCAGGCTATGAAGCAGCAAAAGGCGATGTTAATCGCCCTGATCGTCATCTGTTTAACCGTCATAGTGACGGCACTGGTAACGAGGAAAGACCTCTGCGAGGTACGAATCCGAACCGGCCAGACGGAGGTCGCTGTCTTCACAGCTTACGAACCTGAGGAGTAAGAGACCAGGCGAGGGAGAAATCCCTCGCCACCTCTGATGTGTCAGGCATCCTCAAAGCACCCGCACTTAACCCGCTTCGGCGGGTTTTGTTTTTCACGAATAAGAGATTAATAATTTTAACTGAAGTTATATTACCTTGTAGCCCGATAAGTTAATTAATTATCGATGCGCCTGTATTGTTTGTATTGTTTGTATTGTTTGTATTGTTTGTATTGTTTGTATTGTTTGTATTGTTTGTATTGTTTGTATTGTTTGTATTGTTTGTATTGTTTGTATTGTTTGTATTGTTTGTGGTTTTGTCTTTTTTTTGGTTTGTTTTTTGCGTTGCTTAGAAATAAAGATTAATTAGAATCCTCCTGTTTTGAGTAGCGCGCAGGGACAAGAGGGATGGACCCTGAGAAGGGGAGAGCTATTTATCTGGAAGGATTCTGAAGATGAAAATCGAAGAATTTTGTGAAATTTTTAGTGAAAATGGCCTCTATGCTGTACGCGTTGAGAATGGAGTTATAGCCAGTCACTGCCGAATTAAATGTTTGCAATCTCAACAAAGGAAGAGCGGAGCTGTGTTAATTTATTTTGTTGATGAGCTTATGACGGACGGTTTTATTTTGCGTGAAGATGAATTTGTAACATCATTACACGTTCTGAAAGAGATTGGTCTTAAGGCTGGATTTTCTGCTTTTGCAGAAGAATAAACTCATCTACAATCCAGAACAGGATTGAACTCCTGCTGAGTAACACCGTGCCACCGGAGAAAACCGATGGCACGCTATACCCAACATCACAATTCTGATGATTCAACCGACCTTGCCAGCAGGCACGGGCGGGGTTCACGCGCATTTAAAACCGACTGGTACCAGCATCCTCCATGCACTGAAGAACAGGCTGAATGGTTAATTCAGTGCTACCGCAGACGCGGATACGAGATTAAGAAAGCCCTCAGCCTCGATTATCGTCACTGGATAATCTACGTCAGACTCCCTTATTCCGAACGACCACCGCGTCCGTCCCGCACATTCCAGCAACGCATCTGGAGGTAACGTGCGGCTATTGCTTCGACCTGTTCCGGTACCGGAACTTGGGCTGGTGGTGCTAAAGCCGGGCCGTGAATCCATGCAGGTATTTCATAACCCTCGAGTGCTGGTGGAGCCGGAACCGAAAAGCATGCGTGGTCTGCCGTCCGGAGTTGTTCCTGCCGTTCGCCAGCCGCTGGCGGAAGATAAATCAGTACTGCCATTTTTCAGCGACGAACGGGTGATTCGTGCTGCCGGCGGCGCTGGTGCACTGTCTGACTGGCTCCTGCGTCATGTTAAATCCTGCCAGTGGCCTCATGGTGACTATCACCACAGCGAAACCGTCATACATCGTTACGGCACCGGCGCGATGGTGTTGTGCTGGCACTGCGACAACCAGCTGCGCGACCAGACATCCGAATCACTCGGGCAACTTGCTCAACAAAACCTGGCAGCATGGATGATTGATGTCATCCGTCACGCAATGAACGGCCCGCGGGAGCGGGAATTATCGCTGGCTGAATTATCCAGGTGGGCTGTCTGCAATCAGGTGGCGGACGCACTACCGGAGGTAGTATTACGTCGTTCTCTGGGGTTACGTGCGGAAAAAATTCGCTCGGTGTACCGCGAAAGCGACATCATACCGGGAGAGCAGACAGCCACCAGCATACTGAAGCAGCGCACAAAAAATATTGTGCTATCGCCTCACGTCCACCAGCAACAGAACTCACCGCAGGAAAAGGCGGTGGTCAGCATTGCCGTTGATCCGGAGTCTCCGGAATCTTTCATGAAGCGACCTAAACGTCGCCGTTGGGTAAATGAGAAATACACGCGTTGGGTAAAGACACAGCCGTGTGCGTGTTGTGCTAAGCCAGCAGACGATCCCCATCACCTGATTGGTCATGGTCAGGGCGGGATGGGGACAAAATCTCACGATATTTTCACGCTACCGCTGTGTCGGGAGCATCACAACGAGCTTCATGCGGACCCGCTGGCGTTCGAAGAAAAGCATGGTTCTCAGGTTGATTTAATTTTTCGTTTTCTTGATCACGCCTTTGCAACAGGCGTACTCGGATAAAAGAGGTTACTGATGGGGATAGAATTTGTTTTGCCTTACCCGCTAACGGTGAACACCTACTGGCGACGTCGTGGCAGCACATATTTTGTATCAAAAGCCGGTGAGCGTTATCGCCGTGATGTGGCGCTTATTGTTCGCCAGCAGCGACTGAAATTAAACCTGTCTGGAAGGCTGGCAATAAAAATTATTGCAGAGCCACCGGATAAGCGCCGCCGCGACCTGGACAATATCCTGAAGGCACCACTGGATGCGCTGACGCATGCGGGACTGCTTATCGACGACGAGCAGTTTGATGAGATCAATATTGTGCGCGGCCAGGTTGTTCCCGGTGGGCGGTTGGGCGTGAAAATTTACGAAATAATGCATGACGGGTAGGTCAAAAATGAAGCTGGAAGATTTACCGAAATACTATTCCCCGAAATCGCCTGGCCTGACCGATGCGTCCGCCTCGACATCAAAAGATGCGCTGAGCATCACTGATGTGATGGCTGCGCAGGGTATGACACAAAACCGGGCTGAGATGGGGTTTTCTGCGTTCCTGGGGAAAATGGGCATTAGTATGAATGACAGGGTGCGGGCAACAGAATTACTGGCAGATTATGCATTAAGTCAGTGCGATCGCGTGGCGGCGTTAAGAAAGCTTCCGGCAGAAATAAAACCGGCAGTGATGCGCATTATGGCTTCGTACGCTTTTGAGGATTATGCTCGCAGCGCAGCGAGTAAAAAACAGTGCCCTTGTTGCCATGGGGAAAAATTTATTGAAAGCGAAGTTTTTACAAACAAGGTTCAGTATCCGGATGGCAAGCCGCCAGTATGGGCAAAGTGTACGAAAGGTGTGTATCCGTCTTACTGGGAAGAATGGAAAAAAGTCCGGGAAGTGGTAAAAGTTTCCTGTCCTGAATGCAGAGGGAAGGGGGAGATTTCCACCGCCTGTAAAGACTGCCGTGGGCGTGGTGTTGTCATTCATCGTGAAGAGTCGGAAAAACGGGGTATGCCTGTTATCAGGGACTGCCGGCGTTGTGGTGGTCGTGGCTATGAAAGGCTGCCATCAACGGAGGCATTTAATGCCATATGCAAAGTGACGAGCGCTATCACTCTCGATACGTGGAAAAAATCAGTGAAGCGTTTTTACGATACGCTGGTGGTTCGGTTTGACATTGAAGAGTCATGGGCGGAGCGGCAGTTGAAGAGGGTAACGCGATAGTGTTGTTGATTTTTCCCGAATCTGTGGTAAATTTGCTCTGATGATGGGCTTTTTATGCCTGACGTCAGAAGAATTTTTCCAGCCCGCCATCGAGCGGGTTTTTTTATATCTGGAAAGCGGTGCATAACGTTAAACGTGATGGCGATTGCGCAATGAGTTTCTCCTGCTTTGAAGTCTCTTGACTGCATGGAATCTCCTTTGTTATGTAAGGTGAGTTGATGTTTTAAAATTGTTAGAGAGATGGGTATGGATGACAGCACTCTGCTGAGGAACTCTTCACTTTTTATTGCTTATATGGGCTGTCTTGGATGGGGAAGCGCTTATTTCTATGGATGGGGGACTTCCTTTTACTATGGCTTTCCATGGTGGATCGTCGGGGCTGGCGTTGATGATGTGGCCCGAAGTTTGTTTTATGCTGTGAGCGTTATCGTTATATTCCTTACTGGATGGGGAGTAGGTATTGTTTTCTTTTTAGGCATAAAACAAAAAAACAATATACAGAATTTGAGTTTTATCAGACTTTTTCTGGCAATATTGCTGCTTTTTTTTCCGCCTGTTCTGGAGTTTTCGGTAATTCATCAGCATGTTGAGCCAGATGTGCTGTTTTTTTGTGTTATTGCTGCCTTTACAATTACGCTTTTTGTCAGGTCAGGAAGAAGACTTATTTCAGTCAAATGTTTTTCGGAAGTGTCTTTTATTCGCCATCACCGAATTGAGTTTATTATGGCTGGATTCATGATTTATTTCTGGACATTCTCTCTTATTGCCGGTTGGTATAAACCCCAGTTTAAGAGGGAATATCAGACGATCCACTATGAGAATACTTGGTATTACGTTCTTGCACGCTATGATGATCGTCTGGTTTTATCGAAATCGTACAGTAATGGGAGTTCTGCATTCGTTATACTTAATAGCGGGCAGATTGATGACTTTGAAATTAATGTAGTCAGAGTTCGTTAATATTGCCTGAGTAACTTTCTGTTGACCGCTCAGATTCTTTTATCATGTGTAGGCCAATATGCAGGATTTAATCAGGGTAGGGTATTGCAGAGCTTAACTGGCATAAGTATTATTCCGCATATGGCCCTTTAGCTCAGTGGTGAGAGCGAGCGACTCATAATCGCCAGGTCGCTGGTTCAAATCCAGCAAGGGCCACCATCACATACCGCCATTAGTTCATTAGGAAAGAGCGCCAGCCTTCGAAGCTGGTTGCGCGGGGTTCGGGTCCCCGATGGCGGTCCATTATCGGTATTCAGCGTTGTTAGCTCAGCCGGACAGAGCAATTGCCTTCTAAGCAATCGGTCACTGGTTAGAATCCAGTACGACGCGCCATATTTATTTACCAGGCTCGCTTTCGCGGGCCTTTTTTATATCTGCTCCGGGTCTGGTGTTGATTACTTCAGCCAAAAGGAACACCTTGTATATGAAGTGTATATTATTTAAATGGGTATTGTGCCTGTTACTGGGCTTTTCTTCGGTATCCTATTCCCGGGAATATACGATAGACTTTTCGACTCAACAAAGTTATGTCTCTTCGTTAAATAGTATACGGACAGCGATATCGACCCCTCTTGAACATATATCTCAGGGGACCACATCGGTGTCTGTTATTAACCACACCACACCGGGCAGTTATTTTGCTGTGGATATAAGAGGGCTTGATGTCTATCAGGCGCGTTTTGACCATCTTCGTCTGATTATTGAGCAAAATAATTTATATGTGGCCGGGTTCGTTAATACGGCAACAAATACTTTCTACCGTTTTTCAGATTTTACACATATATCAGTGCCCGGTGTGACAACTGTTTCCATGACAACGGACAGCAGTTATACCACTCTGCAACGTGTCGCAGCACAGGAACGTTCCGGAATGCAAATCAATCGTCACTCACTGGTTTCATCATATCTGGCGTTAATGGAGTTCAGTGGTAATACAATGACCAGAGATGCATCCAGAGCAGTTCTGCGCTTTGTCACTGTCACAGCAGAAGCCTTACGCTTCAGGCAGATACAGAGAGAATTTCGTCAGGCACTGTCTGAAACTGCTCCTGTGTATACGATGACGCCGGGAGACGTGGACCTCACTCTGAACTGGGGGCGAATCAGCAATGTGCTTCCGGAGTATCGGGGAGAGGATGGTGTCAGAGTGGGGAGAATATCCTTTAATAATATATCAGCGATACTGGGTACTGTGGCCGTTATACTGAATTGTCATCATCAGGGGACGCGTTCTGTTCGCGCTGTGAATGAAGAGAGTCAACCAGAATGTCAGATAACTGGCGACAGGCCCGTTATAAAAATAAACAATACATTATGGGAAAGTAATACAGCAGCAGCGTTTCTGAACAGAAAGTCACAGTCTTTATATACAACGGGTGAATAAAGGAGTTAAGTATGAAGAAGATGTTTATGGCGGTTTTATTTGCATTGGTTTCTGTTAATGCAATGGCGGCGGATTGTGCTAAAGGTAAAATTGAGTTTTCCAAGTATAATGAGGATGACACATTTACAGTGAAGGTTGACGGGAAAGAATACTGGACCAGTCGCTGGAATCTGCAACCGTTACTGCAAAGTGCTCAGTTGACTGGAATGACTGTCACAATCAAATCCAGTACCTGTGCATCAGGCTCCGGATTTGCTGAAGTGCAGTTTAATAATGACTGAGGTATAACCTGATTCGTGGTATGTGGGTAACAAGTGTAATCTGTATCACAATTCAGTCAGTTGACTGTTGCCTGACAGGCTGAGCGTTTGTTAAAAAATTTACGTATGGTGAATCCCCCTGTGCGGAGGGGCAATCAGCAAGTAGGTATATGGGATAATTGCGGATTCAGGTGCTGATACTGAATTCACCGGGAGGCACCCGGAACCATGCAGGTAAGCAGTATAAATGTTCACATAATCAAATCCCCTCACCGGAGGGGATTTTTACGCCAAAAAATGCCGCGTATGGCGTTGAGATTGACAGCCTGGTGCTGGAGACAAATGTACCGACATCGTAATAAAAAAAAGCCAGCATAGAAGAGAACGGGAAGACGAGTCTGACGCTTGCGTGGGGATATTCCCCGTGGATAAATGATATGTTACACATATCGGGAGTCTTTTTATATAAAAGTGATAACCATTGTCAATCATAACGGTCAGGAATGATGACGTTTATGCATCAGGGCCATCAGTAATTAACGGGTGGCTTTTTTTTGTTGCTGTCAGCTTCCGGAGTTCGGAGATATGTACCTGATGGAAAAAATCACAACTGACGTTGCTTACGGCACATCAGCAGGTAGTGCAGGTTTCTGCAGTGGCTGGACCACTGTCTGGCCCGGTTATGGCGGGTGCTGAAACCTGCCGGAATCTTTTACCTGTTCTGTGGAGATCGCTAGGCATCTGATATCGAGATAATAATGCGTGAGCGTTTCAACGTGCTTAACCATATCATCTGGGCGAAACCGTCCGGGCGCTGGAACGGGCCAGCAAGGAGAGTCTACGGTGTATTTCCCGGCTACAGCGTTCATTCTGCTTGTTGAACATTATCAGGGACCATATTGGCCCCAAAATGATGGCTATGCGGCAAAGGGGGGCGAGCTTAAGCAGTAATTCATAGCGCCCGTACTGGTTGGGTGCCAGTCAGTGGTAGTTACCGAGTGAGGATGATTACAGAAAACTACAGGTGCTGTTGCGTGTGTAGCGGCAGAAAAATATCAGCATGGGGAACTGCAAAAGCCACAAGACTAGGTGGTCAGCATATACAGTGAACTGAACCGACAATATGCCAGCCTGCTGGAGGAATACAAACCTTTGCGGCGTTATTTTTCCGTATCGGTTGTTGTTCCTTAAACGGATGTATGGCGCATAAACCTGTGCAAGTATTATCTGGGCAAATATCCTGTGAAAAACCGGCAGATATGTTACGTCAGATAATTGCCGCCAGTAGCCGTTAGGGAGATTTGGTTGTAGATTTTTTGGGATCGGGGTCAACAATTAAAGTAGCACTTTCTCTGAGATGTCAGGCTATTGGTGTGGAACTGGAGTGAAGAAAGGTTTATTCAGCTGTATCTGAAATAAAAAATAATCATTAAATGTGCGTGCGCATTGCTTTATTTTGTAAATAATAAAAATCCATGCATACATTTACATATAATGACATTGTTTTTTATTGAAAAAATATCTGCTCTCATTATTATTCGCAGCGGTTCTGAGGGGAACTCCTCTTTATGGATGATATCGCTCCCCCGAAGAACTAACGCCGACTTGGCTCAACAGGAAGAGCAACCGACTTGTAATCAGTAGGTCACCAGTTCGATTCCGGTAGTCGGCACCATATGCGGGTATCGTATAATGGCTATTACCTCAGCCTTCCAAGCTGATGATGCGGGTTCGATTCCCGCTACCCGCTCCAGCGAAAGTGTTAAACTGTTTTTAGGCACCGCACTTTAGTGGTGGGACGTTTACCCTAACGATTTAACCCGTCCTGTTCTGTAATATGAAGATGTGATTACAGTACCGGTGCCATTTTTTACAGTATTGGAATGGTGCATTATCGTCAGAGGTTTTTATGTTTCCTTGCGGGGCCGGTGATGCACCATTCCGGTGTTGTAAATAACACCATGGAGCGCTCATCAGTGCGAAGGTGGTTAAAAATCTTTTAACGGAAAACCACAGTATCCATTCAGGAGTGGGTGCTTAGGGAGATACCCTACGTCTCTGGTCATAATAAAAATATTGCGTTCTCTTCATACCATTTTACGCCATTAACCGTCGCACCAGACGGTTTTTTTTTATATGTACTCATTAATCCTTATGGTAGGTAAGTTATGAAAAAGTTATTTTTGTTAGCTATATCGTTTGTATTTTTTATAACGCCAGCAAAGGCGGAATGGACAGGAGATAATGCTGAAGGGATGTTATCCGGAGTGATTATTAATCAGGTGCATACCGGACAGTTTAACGCATCTCCATATTTTTGTTTGGAGGGTGTTCAAGGTGGCAATAATAAAATAAAAGCATGTCTTTTGAAAAATGACTCTAAATGGCATCCTTCATTTGAACTTTTATATTTGCAAACAATGTATTACTACACAACAAAGGAGCCTGTTAGATTATATTACGAGCCTAATGTTTGGAGTAATTCAGGGTTTAAAACATCTCTTACAAGTAATGCATTGGTTGGATATTCTACCTGCAAAGAAGAATTGTGCTTTGGACCAGATAGAAAGGTGAGGAATTAATTAGTAAATACATTATTTTTAGTAATGGAGGCGATATGAGGTGTGGAATTGTTTTTTTGTTGTTAATTATGACGATTTCTAATGCAAGGGCTGTTCCACAGTGGTATTTCGAAGTTATTGGGATAAACGATAGGATAATTAGTTATACCAATAGAAACTCTCCAGTAGCTGTGACAGTTGTTGACTCAGGAGTTGCTTTTGTTGGAGGTTTAAGCGACGCAGAGTTTGCTAAGTATAGTTATACTAAAGATGGCTCACCTTACCCAGTAAAAGGCGATGAAGGATTATATGTTCATGGGACTGCAATGGCATCAATTATTGCCTCAAAATATGGAGTTCTTGGCATATACCCATATGCGATGATATCTAACAGACGAGTAATACCAAATGGTGTGGCTGATTCATGGATTAAAGCAATTGAAGCTATATCCTTAAATAAGACGTTATCTCCTGGTCAGGAAAAAATAATAAATATATCTGGGGGGCAGAAAGGAGGTAGTTCTGCTACAGCCTGGACTGATTTATTAGGCCGTCTTGGAAGGGACAATGACAAACTTATCGTTGCTGCTGTTGGTAATGATGGTGCTGATATTCGGACAATAACACCTGAACAGAGAATATGGCCAGCTGCATATCACCCTTCAAGTAAAATAAATAAAAAATTCGATCCAGTGATTCGTGTTGCAGCATTAGCTCAGTATAATCAATCTCAGGTGCCAACATTACATCGAGGGGGAATTACTGGAAGCCGTTTTGGTAGTGGGTGGGTTGATATCGCTGCTCCTGGACAAAATATAAATTATCTGAGGCCAGATAACACAATAGGTGTTGGGAGCGGGACTTCAGAAGCTGCGGCAATAGTTTCAGGTGTTTTAGCTGCTATGCTGTCTTGTAACCCACGAGCTACAGCGCAGGAATTAAAAAGCACTTTGTTAGATACCGCAGATCAATATTCTAGTCTTGCAGATAAAGTTACCGATGGTAGGGTGTTGAATGCTGGTAGAGCTATTCAATCATTCTGTGAAAAAAATCGTATTAATAAATTGCGATTTTCTGGTGAACTTTGACTTAAGCGGCAGGTAAACTATGAGCATTCGGAGATTCCTTTTTTTATTTTTATTGTTTTTTTGTAATGTGGTCAGGGCTGAATGGACTGGAGATAAAAAAGATGGTATGAATTCAGGGTTTATTATTAATAAGGTTCATACTGGGCAGATAGATCAACGTCCATATTTTTGCATTGAGGCATTTAACTCTGCTGGAAATATAACACGAGGCTGCTCTATAAAAGGGCTGTCAGTATGGGGAGTATCATATTCATTATTATATGATCAGGCGATGTATTATTATACTACGGGGCAATACGTAAGGATTTATTTTAGTCCGAACGAATGGACGTATCAGCCATTTAAGGATTCGTTGACATCTTCAGTAATTGTTGGCTTCGCAACATGCTCATCACGTGAGCAATGTTTTGGTCCAGAAAGGAAAAAATAAAGTCGTTTTTTATTCATTTTTTATGGCACGCTGCGGCGGGCCTTTTCATATCTGCGCCACGTCAGGCGCATATAAAAAACTACAGAGTCTTTCTGGATGAGCTTACGGAACGGTCAGTGTAACTTTCTCTGTGGGCTGGTCACTCCTGGGCGCAGGCTCACCTTGCGTGAACTGGCTGACGTGGCAGGTATAGATGACATGGTGAATGCGCTGTGCCTGGATATCTCAAAGCATGACGGCCTTGGTCAGGAGGACGAAGAACAACTCAAGAAAATTTCGCAGGCATTGCAGTTACCGCTGGAGCAGTGCCTGTGAAAAGTGTGCTCTTTGTGTTGTCTGCCATCCTGCTGTTTCTGGTAGTGGTGGTGGATTTTACCTGACGCCTGATGTCGGTGCTTGCTGATAGCGTGTTGGTGGCGCAGTGCTGGTCGTGCTCTGGCCTTTACTGCGCAAAACAGAATGGCACTGCATAAAAGGCATCTGCGGGTGCCTTTGACAGGGTGTTGTTTTTATGGGCCGTTGGTGGCCCTTTTTTATTCACAGGAGAAAAAAGTATGTCTGAACCCTTGTCCGGTTCCGGTACGACTGCGGCGCTCGGCGGGGCGACGGTATTCGGGCTGTTTACCGGAACGGATTTCGGGATTGTGTTTGGGGCGTTCGCCGGGGCGTTATTTGTGGCAACGATGCCGCAGGCGCTTTCAGCCTGGCGTGTGGCGGCGCATTTTCTGGTGTCGTTCATTATCGGCGTGCTGGGCGCAGAGGTTCTGGCATCCTGGCTGGTAAAGCACACAGGGTTTGACAGTGCGCCTGTTGATGCGCTGTGTGCAGTGCTGGTGTCAGTGGTGTCGGTGAAAATTCTGTCGTTTATCCACCAGCAGGATATTGCATCTTTGATGTCCGGCCTGTTCTCCCGCCTGAGGGGCAGAGGAGGCGGCAATGTTAAGTAACCTTCCCGGATTGCTGAATGTGGCGTTATGCACGGTTATCGTGCTGACGCTCTTTTTTTATCGTCGCCGTGATTCCAGACATAAACCGCTGATGTCATGGCTTGCCTGGCTGCTGATGCTGCTGTATGCCTTTGAGCCCCTCAGCTATCTGTGTGGTCGCCCGTTAGCAACGGGCTGGCTGGAAGTGTTTTTTAACCTGCTGTTCTGCGTGCTGGTGATACGCGCACGCGGGAACGTCACAAAAATCTTTCCATTGTTGAGGTGAATATGTCGGGTAAATTCAGATTCAGCCGTCGCAGTGAAAAAAATCTGGAGGGCGTCAAACCACAGCTGGTTGCTGTCGTTCGCCGTGCGCTGGAGCTGACGGAGGTTGATTTCGGTATTACAGAAGGGCTGCGCACGAAAGAACGCCAGAAACAGCTGGTCGCGGAAGGGAAAAGCCAGACCATGAACAGCCGCCACCTGACCGGTGATGCGGTGGATGTTGTTGCCTGGGTTGGCAGCCAGGTGTCATGGGACTGGCCTCTGTACGAGAAAATCGCGCAGGCATTTAAGCAGGCCGCCACAGAGCAGGGAATCGCCATCGAATGGGGTGGGGACTGGAAAACGTTGAAGGACGGGCCTCACTTTCAGTTGAAACGATAAGTAAAGCAAAACCCCGGTTGTTGGAGCAATCGGGGCTTTGTGTTTATGGATTCATTTTGTGAATGCGCATGGGGATCATTCATGCCAGTAAAGCCTAACACGACGAAAGATAAATTTGGAGATGATCTGATGATAAAAGCAGAAACCACCCCGCAGGGGGCTGATGATGCCGCAAAAATCATCGCGGTATGCCGGGGCATCAGACATATACTGACGCCAGTTGCATGGATTATTTGTACTGCACTGGTTGCATACACAACAATTTATTTAAACAGATGAGTGCTGATTTTATTCGGGCAACGGCCTTTGCAATCCGCCTTGTGGCTGTCGCTGTTCTGATTTGGGCTGTGCGTTGGTGGTGATATGACGCGAAAACACTGGACACACAGAATGCCGCGAACGGCGGCGAAATGGGCACTGGTAGCGATACTGGTGCTTTTTTCCTGGTGGGATGCGTCAGCCTGGATAAGGCGCACCAGCTTTTCGATACGGCTTCTCAGGTCTGCGAAATTGTCGGCGATGTCCGGCAGTGTATGCAGAACTGAATGTATGTAAGAGCAGAATATTTTGCTGAAAAATGAAGGCTGTATCAGCTGCTGTGAAGCATGAAATTCTGAATTTGTGGTTATTCAAAAAAATAAATTCTTTCTGTCGCTGCGAATACTCAAATGTTGATCAGCGCCCGGTGCGGCGACGGGCTTCGATATCAGGAGACGATGATGGAAAAAACAGAAAATAAAATAACTGCAATTGGTGCTGATGTTGCTCCGTTTAAGTTTGAGTTGTCTCAACTGGTGGAGATGCGCATCAGTGATGAATGGGGTGAGGTTAAAGCCCGCGCGCAGTATGCGGATGGCGAAAACCAGTACTTGATCCACTACAAAGCAGCTGATGGTCGCGCCACGACGGAGTGGTTTGGTGAGTCAATGCTGGAAGCAACAGAAGCTGATCGTCATCCTGGTTGTCCGGTATTTGCCTGCATGGAATTGCCGGAAGGCGCAGTAGTTGAACTGCAGCCGGGTGAGATGTTCGTGATGACAGACATCATTGATGGTAAACCGCAGTATTCGTGTATTGAAATGAATGGTAAGAGTGCTCGCCTGATTCGTGAGTAACAGGCATTACAGCAGCCCTTCTGTGTGAGGGGTTGCGATAATGCAGGTGTTAGAGCGTGTAAATGATAATTACTCCCATTTCAACGGGTCCTTTCTGGAACCTGAAACACCGAGGGTCTGGGGACGCGCAAAAACGCGCTATTTATGAAAATTTTCAGGGAAAAAGCAGATCCGTTCTTCTTCTGGCTAACCTGTTGTTTAATAGGGTTTTCTTAAAAAAAAGAAAGGATCTGGCAGCGGTGATTTTTCGCTGAAAAAAGCGTTTTGAGATCCTTTCTTCTTTTTGTGAGGAATATGTGCCGTGAAGGTTAACAAAAAGAAACTGGCGGAAATTTTTGAGTGCGATGTCAGAACAATCACTGGCTGGCAAAGTCAGGGGCTGAGAGTTTTGTCGGGGGGAGGCAAAGGTATCGAAGCCATGTTCAATACTGCAGAAGCCATTGAGTGGTATGCGCAGCGGGAAAAAGATATCGAAAACGAAAAGCTCCGCAAAGAACTGGAAGATTTGCATGCGGCTGCAGAATCAGATTTACAACCCGGCACCATTGACTATGAACGCTACCGGCTAACCAAAGCACAGGCTGACGCACAGGAGCTGAAAAATGCCCGTGAAGAAGGGCTGGTGCTGGAAACGGAATTGTTTACCTTCATTCTGCAACGTGTGGCACAGGAGATTTCGGGGATACTTGTACGTGTGCCGCTGACATTACAGCGTAAATATCCGGATATTTCACCGTCACACCTTGATGTGGTGAAAACTGAAATCGCGAAAGCCTCCAATGTTGCAGCTAAAGCCGGTGAAAACGTGGGCAGGTGGATTGATGATTTCAGACGCACAGAAGGCAGCTAATGCAGCCGGTGCGATAGCTACAGGGCTTTTATCTCTCAATATTCCGGTTCCACTGACGACGGTTCAGTGGGCTGATCAACATTATTATCTGCCGAAAGAATCTTCATACACTCCCGGACAATGGGAAACCCTGCCGTTTCAGGTTGCCATTATGAACAGCATGGGAAATGACCGGATCCGCACCGTTAATCTGATTAAATCGGCGCGCGTTGGTTACACCAAAATGCTGTTGGGGGTGGAGGCTTATTTTATTGAGCATAAATCCCGTAACAGTCTACTTTTTCAGCCAACAGATTCTGCGGCAGAAGATTTCATGAAATCTCATGTTGAGCCAACGATCAGGGATGTCCCTGCATTGCTGGAGCTGGCTCCATGGTTCGGAAGAAAACATCGCGATAATACACTCACCCTGAAGCGTTTTTCCTCCGGTGTGGGTTTCTGGTGCCTGGGCGGTGCCGCAGCTAAAAACTACCGTGAAAAATCTGTGGATGTGGTCTGCTATGACGAACTCTCCTCGTTTGAACCGGATGTGGAAAAAGAAGGCTCGCCGACGTTGCTTGGCGATAAACGTATCGAAGGCTCGGTATGGCCTAAATCCATACGCGGCTCAACGCCAAAAATTAAAGGCTCCTGCCAGATTGAGAAAGCCGCGAATGAATCTGCGCATTTCATGCGGTTTTATGTCCCTTGCCCTCATTGCGGGAAGGCCCAGTATCTGAAGTTTGGCGATGATGCGACGCCATTTGGCCTGAAATGGGAGAAGGGTAAACCGGAAACGGTGTATTACCTGTGTGAACATAATGGCTGTGTGATCCGGCAGTCGGAACTTGACCAGACCGACGGGCGCTGGATTTGTGACAATACCGGGATGTGGACGCGCGACGGCCTGGCATTTTACAGCGCCGGCGATGAGGAGATGCCACCGCCGCGCTCCGTCACTTTCCACATCTGGACGGCGTACAGTCCGTTCACCACCTGGGTACAGATTGTTTATGACTGGCTGGATGCGCTGAAGGATCCGAACGGCGTCAAGACGTTTATTAACACCACGCTCGGGGAACCCTATGAAGAGGCTGTGGCGGAAAAACTGAGCTTTGAGTTGTTGCTGGAAAAAGTCTGTCACTATGGTGCGCAGGTTCCCCTGCGGGTGGTTTACCTGACTGCCGGGATCGACTCCCAGAAAGATCGCTATGAAATTTATGTGTGGGGCTGGGCTCCCGGCGAAGAAGCCTTTCTGATTGATAAGCAAATTATCATGGGGCGACCGGAAGACGAGGACACCCTTAAACGTGTTGATACGGTGATCCGGAAAAAATATCGTCATGCTGACGGTACTGAAATTTCCATTTCCCGTGTCTGCTGGGATACCGGTGGTATCGACCAGGACATTGTGTATCAACGTTCCAGGAAACACGGCACTTTTTTTGTGCTTCCCATAAAAGGGGCATCGGTGTACGGCAAGCCGGTGATCACCATGCCCAAAAAGCGCAACCAGCGTGGTGTGTTTTTGTGTGAGGTGGGCTCCGATACCGTCAAGGAAATGCTGTACGCCCGTTTTGCCCTGCCGGTGGTCTCTGCCAGTGAAGCCGCCCCGTATACCTTCCGTTTTCCGGATAACCCCGACATTTTTTCGGAAGAAGAGGCGCGTCAGATCGTGGCGGAAGAGCTGGTGGAGAAGGTGGTTAATGGCAGGGTGAAACTGCTGTGGGATAAAAAAGGGCGACGCAACGAAGCCCTCGACTGCCTGGTATATGCCTATGCTGCCCTGCGTATTTCAGTTCAGCGGTGGCAGCTGGATCTTGAAGCACTGGCCCGTGCCAGAAGAGATGAGCAGGACGACGATGAGATGAGTCTGGAAGAAATCGCGGCTGCGCTGAGTGGAGGATAAAGAATGGTTTATACGCATGAAATGCTTTGTGATGCCCGCCGGGCATTACATGAACTGATGATCGGACGTGCTGTGGTTTCCGTCAGTAAGGACGGGCGTCAGGTTCAGTATTCGCGGGCGACGATTGGTGAACTGCGTCAGTATATTGAAGAGCTGGAAAGTGCGCTGGGCGTATCCGGACGGCGTCGCGGCCCGGCAGGAGTGGGGCTGTGAACGGGGAACTGGTGGATCTTCACGGGCAGCCACTGCGGCAGAGTATGGGGTATTCCGGAGGGGGTACCGGATTTGGCGGGCAGCTTGCGGAATGGTTGCCTGCACCGGAAAGTGCCGACGTGGCGCTCTTACCTTCCATTCAGCTGGGTAACGCCCGTGCGGATGATCTGGTCCGCAATAACGGTATTGCCGCAAACGCCGTTGAAATTCATAAAGACCATATCGTCGGACACATGTTTCGTCTGAGTTACCGGCCCAACTGGCGCTGGCTGGGGATGTCGGAAGCCGATTCACATGCCTTTATTGAAGATGTGGAGGCGGCGTGGATGGAATTCTGCGATCCGGTGTTTGGTTCGATGGATGTGGAGGGGCGTCGCTCGTTTACCGAATTTATTCGTGAAGGGGTGGGCGTTCATACATTTAACGGTGAAATTTTTGTCCAGCCCGTATGGGATACGGAATCCACGTCATTATTCCGGACGAAATTCAAAACCATCAGCCCGAAACGTGTCAGTACACCCGGTTATGGTACCGGCGATCGTTTTATGCGTGCCGGGGTGGAAATCAACCGGTACGGAAAAGCACTGGCCTACCATGTTCAGGAAGATGACTGGCCCGGTTACGGTGTCAGCAACTGGACGCGGATTGCGGCGACGCTGCCCTCCGGGCGACCGGGAATGATCCATGTGTTTCAGCCGCAGGAGGACGGGCAGACGCGCGGGGCCAACCAGTTTTATTCTGTCATGGAGCGCCTCAAGATGCTCGACACACTGCAGGCCACGCAACTGCAGTCGGCGGTGGTGCGGGCGATGTATGCCGCGACGATTGAATCCACGCTGGATTCGGAAAAAGCATTTGAATATATCGCCGGGGTGGGAGATGGCGGTAAAAATCCCCTGAACACCATCATGAAAGGCTACGCGCGTTATTACGCCACCAATACGGTAAAGCTGGGCGGGGTCCGTATTCCGCATCTTTATCCGGGGGATTCACTGAATCTGCAGACAGCGCAGAATGCAGATAATGGTTTCTCTGAACTGGAAAAGGCGCTGTTACGTTACATCGCTGCCGGACTGGGGGTGTCCTATGAACAGCTTTCCCGTGATTATTCACAGGTCAGTTATTCCAGTGCCAGGGCATCCGCCAATGAGTCGTGGCGGTATTTTATGGGCAAACGAAAATTTGTGGCCAGCCGGCTGGCATCACAGATGTTTGCCTGCTGGCTGGAGGAAGCTCTTATTCGCGGTGTGATCCGCCCGCCGAAATCCCGTTTTTCATTCTGGGAGGCCCGTTCCGGATGGTGTCGTGCCGAGTGGATTGGTGCCGGTCGCATGGCGATTGATGGCCTTAAGGAAGTGCAGGAAGCGGTGATGCGTATTGAAGGTGGTTTAAGCACGTACGAGAAAGAGCTGGCCCTGATGGGCGATGACTATCAGGAGATTTTCCGCCAGCAACTGCGTGAAAGCCAGGAGCGACAGGCAGCGGGTCTTCCCCGCCCCATCTGGATAAAGGACACGTTTCAGCAGCAGATCCGACAGACAACGGGAGAAAAAGGCGATGCGTCGTAATTTATCGCATATTGCCGCCATGGCATTTAATGAGCCGCTTTTACTGGAACCCGCCTATGCGCGGGTTTTCTTTTGCGCGCTGGGTAAAGAGATGGGGGCCGGCAGCCTTGCCGTTCCTCAGCAGGCTGTTCAGCTTGATGCTGATGGTATGCAACTGGCTGTGACTGACTATATGGCGGGCGGTCAGCGTCCGGCAAAGAGTTACCAGGTGAAGAATGGCATCGCCATTCTGCCGGTGAGCGGCACGCTGGTGCATAAACTGGGTACCCTGCGGCCTTACTCCGGCATGACTGGCTATGACGGCCTGACGGCCCGCCTTCAGATGGCGGTGAATGATCCGGATGTGCGCGGCATTTTGCTGGATATCGACAGCCCGGGCGGTCAGGCTGCCGGGGCGTTTGACTGTGCTGACATGATTTACCGTCTGCGGGAACAGAAGCCCGTGTGGGCGCTGTGTAATGACATGGCCTGTTCAGCCGCCATGTTGCTGGCGGCAGCCTGTACCCGTCGGCTGGTCACGCAGACGGCAAAAATTGGTTCGATTGGCGTGATGATGGCGCACACCAGTTACGAGAAACAACTGGCACAGGAAGGGGTGGACATCACGCTGATTTACTCCGGGCAGCACAAGGTTGACGGCAACAGTATTCAGGCATTGCCGGCAGGTGTGCGTGCAGATTTTCAGCGCCGTATTGATGAGGCCCGCCGGATGTTTGTCGACAAGGTGGCGCTTTATACGGGGCTGAGTTCAGAGGCGGTGATGAATACCGAGGCTGCCGTTTATGACGGTCAGGCAGGCATTGATGCAGGCCTGGCTGATCAACTGATTAATGCTGCAGATGCCGTTGAAGTGATGGTTTCTGCACTGAATGACTCTGTTACGAAGGAGAATGCAATGACTGTTAAAAATCTCACCGTTGCTGAAGCGGTGGCCCAGGAAAATCAGCGCGTGATGGGGATCCTGAATTGTCAGGAGGCGAAAGGGCGCGAGCAACTGGCGCAAATGCTGGCAGGTCAACCTGGAATGACGGTTGAGCAGGCGAAAATGTTGCTGGCTGCTGCGCCGGTTGCCGGTACTGACAGCACGGGTGATCAGATTATGGCGCTGCCGGAAGCAAAGGGGCGTGAGCAACTGGCACAGATGCTGGCAGGTCAACCGGGGATGACGGTGGCGCAGGCGAAAGCGTTTCTGGCGGCAGTCCCTGCTGCCGGTGCTGCAGGCACAGGCGATCAGATTATGGCGTTACCAGAAGCAAAAGGGCGTGAACAACTCGCGCAGGCGCTGGCTGAACAGCCGGGAATGACCGTTGACCAGGCCAAAACGTTACTGGCGGCGGCACCGGTTGCGGGTTCTGCAAGTGTCGGCGAGCAGATTATGGCGCTGCCGGAGGCGAAAGGGCGCGAACAACTTGCACAGGCACTGACAGAACAGCCAGGAATGACGGTGGCGCAGGCGAAAACGCTGCTGGCAGCCGCGCCGGCGGCATCGCAACCGTCACAGGAAACTCTTTTTGATCGCTTTATGGCACAGCATGCTGCCAGTGCGGTTTCCGGTGGCGGAACTGCCGGGCACGGAGAAGAAGATCTGCTGATGAGTATGCCGTAAGCGATATCCGGAATTCAGATAAATCAGGAGACTGAAAAATGATTAAAACCACCACGGAAAAGCGCGCGGATGTGCATATTTTTGCCGGAAGCGATCCGGCGCATACTGCAACCGCCACCAGTGGTATCAGTGCTGCCACGCCTGCACTGACGCCACTGATGCTGGATGACGCCACCGGCAAACTGGTGGCATGGGATGGTCAGAAAGCCGGAACGGCAGTGGGCGTGCTGGCTCTGGCGCTTGCCGGAACAGAACCCACACTGACGTACTACAAAAGCGGTACGTTTGCCACTGAGTCGCTGGTCTGGCCTGACTCTGTGGATGCGGTGAAAAAAGCCAACGCATTTGTGGGAAGTGCCATCAGCCACGCCTGATGGTGAAGTGATTGACTGAAAAAACGGGTCGCGATGCGGCCCGTTTGTGTTTCTGAAGGAAAATAAATTATGGGGTTATTTACCACGCGTCAGTTACTCGGGTACACCGAGCAGAAAGTGAAATTTCGTGCGCTGTTTCTGGAGCTGTTCTTTCGTCGCACGATCACTTTCCATACTCAGGAAGTCATGCTGGATAAAATTACCGGCAAAACACCGGTTGCGGCGTATGTGTCTCCGGTGGTGTCAGGCAAAGTGCTGCGCAGCCGTGGTGGTGAAACCCGCGTGTTACGTCCCGGTTATGTAAAACCCAAACACCGCTTTGATTATCAGCAGGCAGTGGAACGTCTTCCGGGAGAAGATCCGGCCCGCCTTAATGACCCGGCTTACCGCCGTCTGCGTATTCTGACGGACAACCTGAAACAGGAAGAGCAGGCGATTGTGCAGGTGGAAGAAATGCAGGCGGTCAGTGCCGTTCTGCAGGGTAAATACACCATGAGCGGCGAGCAGTTTGAGACGGTGGAAGTGGATTTTGGACGTTCTGACACCAATAACATTACGCAGGCTGGCGGACGCGAATGGTCACAGCAGAATGCTGACACTTTCGATCCGACGCATGATCTGGATGCGTACTGCGATTTCGCTTCCGGCACCATCAATATCGCGATTATGGACGGCACAGTCTGGCGTATGCTGAACGGTTTTAAACTGTTCCGTGAAAAACTGGATACCCGCCGTGGCTCCAAATCTGAGCTGGAAACGGCACTGAAAGACCTGGGCTCCGTGGTTTCCTTTAAAGGCCATTACGGCGATCTGGCAATTGTGGTGGCGAAGACAACGTATGTTGACGAAAACGGGGATGAACAGCGTTATCTGCCGGAAGGTACACTGATTCTGGGGAACACTCAGGCGGAAGGCGTCCGTTGTTATGGTGCCATTCAGGATAATCAGGCACTGAGTGAAGGGATCACCTCTGCGATTCGTTATCCGAAACACTGGGAGGAAGTGGGGGATCCTGGTTGCGAATATACCATGACGCAGTCTGCGCCGTTGATGGTGCTGCCGGATCCGGATGCGTTTGTGGTGGTTCAGGTGAAATAAGACGGGGCGGGATATTCCCGCCTTTTTCTTTAGCGCACGGGAGAGATGTGATGACAAAAGAGCAGATGACTGAACGTTTGCAGGAGCTGGCAGTGATTCTGGGGCGTGAAGCAGATACTTCAGGTTCAAAAGCCGATCTTGAGCAGCGCCTGGCGGAATGGGAAGAGGAGGCCGCCGGATTCGATGGGGAGGAGACAGGGAAGGAAGAGGTGGGCAACGATGCATCCGGCGACGGAATGCATTCTGAGCGGGGACTCGCCCGGGTGCGTATGCTGAAAACGGCGCATATGCCAGCCTGTGATGCTGTAACGGGAAAAATGTTGATGTTTGCCCGGGCCTCCAGTGTTGTGCTGGTTAATGAAGCCGCAGTTCCTGCGTTGCTGGCGGACGGTCTGGCAGAAAAAATCCGGGAGTGATGATGTTAGATAATCTGTTCGATCAGGCCATGAGTGATGCGGATGACATCATCCTGGATACGATGGGGACGGAAATCAGCATATATCCGGGAGGCACGGAAAGAAAAATCCGTGCCGTTTTTGATGCCCCGGCAGATAACACCGGGATGAACACTGGCAGCGGCGAAATTCGTGATACTGCGCCCGTGTTATTTACCCGGAGCGCATGGGCCACCGGTCTGAAAAAATATGACAGGGTCATGATCCACGGCGAACCCTATCAGGTAGTCGATCCCGGCTGGGATGAGTCAGGCACTGCGGGTCAGGGGGTGATTACCATCACCCTTGCGCGTGGAGAGCCGGGGAGAAATACACCTGCTGCACCGGAACGACCGAGTAAACGTTATGGCAGTCAGAGAGCATGAACGAAGCAGTGCCCGGCAGCGACGGCTGGCACGAAACCTCGTCGTCGATATTGATGAAGATGAGGTGCTGAAAATTATCGCTAAACTGGGTGGGTCAAAAAGTCAGATCCGTAAAGCCTGGGGTGTGGCGCTGAAAAGAGCCGCGTCTGCACTGCGGATGAAGGCTATGGCAGAGTTTAAAAAACAGGTTGCCCTACGCAGTCAGAAAATGATCAAAAAGCGTGTTCTGCATAATTTTATCATTCATCGTAACGGTGATGAGTTTGATGAGGCGAAGGTATGGTTCGGTCTGAACGCCATCAAAGTACGCGATCTGCGCGGACGCATCAGTGGGGGACGACGCGGCGAACGCCATCAGTTGCGCGATGAGCGGGGGCGTTTTGCACCGGCCACACGCCGAAGACAGGCGAGAGAAATCCGTTTTAAACCTGCCGGTGAGGCAATACCGATCACCACCTGGTCAGGTGATGAGGCCTTCATTAATGAATTTGAGTCTGAAAACCGGCGCGGACGTATTTCACGGCGTAAGACTGTCCTGGTCCGGCAGGCATCCGGACGACGAAGGGTGCGTGAAGCGGAAATTGATATTTACGAGGCCATGCTGAACCGTATCGAGGATTTTGTTTTCCCGGATGCGGAAGCGCTGATCCTGAAAAATTTTGAGCATGAACTGAAATTCCGGATATTTAAGGGGATGGAGTGATGGAGCCATTGATGATGGGCGCCTGGCATCAGGCGGTGATTGACAGTCTGAAACAGCTCCCCTGGGTGGAAGATGCCGACGAGTACCCGGAAAAAGTGACGCAACTGGTGACGCCTGCCGTGTTTGTTGATGTGCCCGGCTGGGATAAGGCCCGGTTTGCCGACGGGCAGACACGGGTCACACTGAAATGCGATCTGTTTGTGGTGACAGACCGGGCCGGGAAGACGGAGAACGTGCCAAAACCGCAGATATTTGCCCGCTGTCTGGCAATGGATTTATCTGACTGGATTGATGGAGCCACGTTCGGGCTGGATAACGCTGATCCGGCTGTTTTTATCGATGCTGAGGTGGATACCTTCGACCGGCTGTTGGACGACTACATCGTTTTCCGTGTCTCTTTCGAACAGGACATTCCGGTCGGCGAAGATCCGTTTGCGGTTCAGGCAGGTGCGCCGTTACAGGAAGTCTGGCTGGGTAAAGTACCGGAAACCGGTAAAAAGCATGTGCAGGATTATCGTCTTATCTGGAAAGCGGAGGGCACCGGCGATGAGTCTGGCGGATGAAGTGGCAGAGTTACGCCGCAGGGTGGCGGATATGGTCCGTCGCGGCGTGGTGGAAGAGGTGATCCCGGGTAGCCCGGTGATGGTCCGGGTGGATATCGGGGATGTGCTTTCGCCGCCGTTGCCCTGGATTCAGGTGCAGTCCGGGCGTTACATGCAGGTCAGTAATTACCCGGCTCCCGGAGATGCGGTAACGGTGATATCGGAGGCGGGTGATCTGCGTAATGGTCGGGTCTATCCGGGGCCCAACATTGACGCCATTCCTGTCCCTGAGGGCAGTGAACACGAGCATGTTATTTTGTTTGATACCGGAACGGAGATCCGTTATGACCGTCAGGCTAATGCCCTGTCCATCACGCTGGCTGAAGGCGGTAGCTATAAAATTACCGGCAGGGGAACCCTGGACGGTCCGGTGGAAATCACAGACACCCTGACCGTGCAGGGTAAAGCAACCATGAATGCTGAGGCGGTGGTTAAGGCGGATCTGATGGTCGGTGGTGAGGTTTCTGATTATCACGGAACGATGAGTCAAATCAGAATTGTCTATAACGGTCACAATCACCGGGGCGACAGTGGTGGCAGCACCGGACAGCCTGGTCAGCAAATGTAATCTCCTTTCAGTTCTTTTTCCGGAATAAACAACATGATTGGTATTGATTCAGCCACCGGCAGATATCTGCACGGTAACGAACATCTGCGCCAGTCCGTCACCGATATTTTGTCAACACCGGTCGGCAGCCGGGTCCTGCTCAGGGAATACGGCAGCAGACTTTTCAGTCTGCTTGATAACCCGCAGGATGATTTCACGCGGGTGAGAATTGTTCGTGAAACGGTAACCGCCCTTGAACGCTGGGAACCCCGCCTGACTCTCCGGCGGGTGGAAGTGACGTGGACAGGAGAAGGAAGCGCGTGGCTGACGCTTGTCGGGGTGAATAACGAAACTCAGGATACGATTCGACTCGAGGAAATAAAAATTGGCAACGTCTCAGGCAATCATTGATCTGTCCGCGATACCGGTACCGGATGCGGTGGAAGTGCCGGATACCGCAATGCTGGTCACTCAGATAGTGGCGAAGTATCAGGAGCTGGATACGTTGTTTTCGGCTCTGGTGGAATCTGATCCCGCGTATAAATGGGCAGAGGCGCTGGCTTTTCGGGTGGCGCTGATGCGCCAGCAGATAAATGATGCTGTCCGTGCTGTACTGCTTGCCAGTGCCGGTGGGAGCGATCTGGATCAGGTTGGCGCGAATTATCAGGTTCAGCGGCTGGTCATTACCCCGGCAGACGACAGCACCATTCCGCCCACGCCGGCGGTGTATGAAGATGATGACGCTTTTCGCGAACGTATCCAGTTGTCGTGGGCACGGCTCAGCACCGCCGGCGCGAAAAATGCGTACCACTATTTTGCGCAAAGTGCTGATCCTGATGTGCTGGATGTGAAGGCTTACGGGCCGGAAACGCATTCACAGGAAGGGCGTGTTTTTCTTTATGTGTTATCCCGGTCCGGAAATGGCACTGCATCACAACCCCTGCTGGATAAGGTGGCAGCATCAGTCTGTGATGATGAAACCCGTCCCCTGACGGATTTTGTCAGTGTCCGGACGGCAGAAATTATTCCCTACGATGTGGTGGCGGATATTCATATTCCCTACGGACTGGATGGTGAACTGGTTATGGCAAATGCCCGCAAGGCGCTGCAGTCATACACTGACAGCGTCCACCGGATTGGCTCGGTGGCATCCCGTTCTGGCATGGATGGTGCCCTTCACCAGACCGGGGTGATTACGGTGAATCTGACCTCTCCGGGCAGTGATATCGTTCCTGCGATGGGGCAGGCACCGTGGTGCCGCAAGGTAACGCTGAATAAGGTGGAGACAACTGATGAATGACGATATCAGGAGCATACTGCCGGTCAGTGCCAGCCGGGCAGAGCGGGTGGTGGACAGTACCGCCGGTGATATGCTGGCGGAAATCGCAGTATGTCTGATCCGCTATGTCAAAAATCCCGATTTATGTCCTGCTGAATTGCTGCCATGGCTGGCCTGGGAAATGGCGGTGGACACCTGGAATGAACACTGGACGGAGGCGGAAAAACGGTCTGCGATAAAACGTGCTGCATACATCCACCGCCACAGAGGGACTAAAGCGGCGCTGATGGCATCGCTGGCTGACAGTCCCTTCCGATCGCAGATTGTTGAGTGGTATGAGCAGACCCCACCCGGGGAGCCGTATACCTTCCGTCTGAACGTGGAGCAGAAAGATTTACCGGTGCTGATGAATGATCATCAGGATCTGAAGCATGCGGTGCTCCGTGCCAAAAATCTGCGCAGCTGGTTCAGTATTCACGTTTACGGGAACAGCACAGGGCGTGGATTTGGTTACGGCTATGTGATGGCGACAGAAAAAATCAGAAGTACCGGTGTGACAACAAAGACAGAGCCCACAGGCGGGCAGAGTGAGGCAGGTGTATGAATGGACTGATTCTGACAACGTCCGGCGCTGCAGAAATTGAAGCAGCATATCAGAACGGGCAAACCGTGACCGTCCGGCATGTTCTGCTTGGTGACGGGGGCGGGCGTGCATTGCCATCCACGCCGGATGAAATGGCAGCAATGACATCGTTGTACGGCGAATTCGGGCAGGAACCCTTTTCCGACGGTGCGGTGGAGGAGGGCTTCATCAGCGGGGATATTGTGATTGACTGTAAATCATACCCCGGTAAAACCCTTCGTGAACTGGGGATGATCAGCGACAGAGGTACGCTTATCGCGTACGGACGTTATCCGGACACCTTTTTACCAGACCAGACGGACTCCGTTATCAAGGAAGTTATTCTGACGCTGGTTCTTGGGCTGACGCACGCACAAAACGTGGTGCTGGAAGTTGATCCGGACAGGGCCATTATTACTCAGGAAATCGGAGACAGACGCTATCTGCAACGAAAAAAGAATCTTTCGGATGTGGAAGACAAGGGTGAGGCTGTTGAAAACCTCGGATTAAAACCCACGGTGGACAAGGCAAAAAATGCCGTTCAGCGTGATGGTGACACCATGACCGGGGAACTGAAAATCCGTGGTGTTAATGCGCTGAGGATTTTCAACGAAGCCTTTGGTCTGATTTTTCGTCGTTCGGAAGAGTGCCTGCACCTTATCCCTACCAGTGAAGGTCAGGGCGAGAATGGCGATATTGGTCCACTTCGACCGTTCACTATTAATCTGCGGACGGGTGAAATATCCATGTCGCATAAAGTGTCTGTTGGCGGCGGTTCTCAGGTCAATGGTGCGCTGGGTATCGGCGTTCAGAACGCGCTGGGCGGAAACTCAATTGCTTTCGGGGATAACGATACCGGCCTGAAACAGAATGGTGACGGCCTGCTGGATGTTTATGCCAATGGTCAGCACGTATTCCGTTTTCAGAATGGCGCGTTACAAAGTAACCGGGCAGTGAATGTTTCAGGACGGGTAACACCGTCAGACTACGGAAACTTTGATGCTCGTTACCAGACCAAAACAGGCGGA